TAATGTTCTTGGTTGCAGGATATATAATTTCCATGTTTGCAAACACTCGACCATTTTTAAATATTTCGTCTAATTTAGAACTATCTATTTTTCCGAAAGCTGCTTGTAAATCTTGTCCTGATTCACGAAATGCATCTGATATAGGTCCGCGACCTTCAAATTTATTAATTAGTTCTTGTGTCGTTAATGGCTTTTTAATTGTACCTTTATTACGAGCAAATCCTACTTGTCCGTTTTTCCACGTTACTTGAAGGTTCTGGCCATCTGTCTTTTCTGTTACTGCCTCTTCTACATCTAATTCGCCTTCTAACGCGCGTGCAATTAATTCTTTCATTTCGTTAAAGGTTAATCCGTGATCATCATATGGGTGAGCCATGTGCCCCCCAGCTCCACCTTCTGTAAGTAATGTGCCTTCTGTTAATGGAACACCATATGTAGTTTTGTCGTATGTATCAAAATCATATACAAACTCTTTACCGGTATTTTTATCTAAAAACTTGCGAAGCTTTTCAATTTTCTTTTTGTGTTTCTCAGCAGTTTTAGGATCCATATAGCCTTCTACTAAATGTGCTGTTAATGCAACATCTGGATATTGTTGTTGTAATGAATCGACTGCCTTTACATTTTTTGGAGAATCGTCAATAAACTCAATATCGTCATATCCTTTTTGAATTTGTTTTTCAATCCACCGAGCTTTATCCATTGGGTCAGATGAACCCAGTGCAACAACGTATATGTTTTTAAGTCCATGTTCGCGCTCAAGATATCTTTTAACTGGATAAGCTACTCTACGAGCCGTTAAAATAGTTGTTTTAGCCCCAGCATCTTGCATTGCTCTTTTTAATGCATCTACATTTTTTTGTATTGGATTTGCAGATTTAATAATTCTATCAAATTCTGAAAAATCAAAATCATCGCCAGGCATTGGCTCATAAACCGCAAACTGTGCTGGGTTTAATTCTGTGTTAGATCCATCTCGGTGTTTAACGTAAATTGTAGCATTCATTTTTGCTAATGTATCATCAAAATCAAATACACGTAAACGCTTTCCAGTTTTCAGTTCAGTAAATAATTTTTCAACATCTTCTGCTAATTGTGTAGACCACCATTCTTTAGAAAAAACGGTTTCAATCATTTTACCTGTGAATATTTCCCAAACATTTTTAAGAATTTCATCTGTTATGCCTGGATAAGATTCTTTAAATCTACGATAATCGCCTGCAGCAATTGCTGCTCTTGTTGATGTAGCAGATACAGGCTCTCCTGTCGGATATTGTATTGGATCTGTGTTTGCAGTCAATTCAATTGCGTCGACACCAGCTGGCATCATTCGACCCGACTTATCGCCTACTGTTTTGTATTTGTCTACATTAGGCACAAATGATTTAGTTCTTACATAATCATCTCCTTTTGCAGATGCAGCCATTGCATATTGACCCGCAGTATCTTCTGGCAATGCAAACAAGTATTCGTATGCAGCCATGATAGGAGAATTAAATTCTGTTGGTTGTATGCGGATCTTTGGGTTTGAATTCATCAAATTGAATGCTTGGATTGATTGTGTTCTTGTAAACCCATCTCTATCTTTTGGGCCGATAAGCATCACTACTTGTTGTACTTGTGGATCTTCTGCATAACGATTAGCAAGTGCTAAATGTGCTCCAGTAATAGGTTTAAATCCGCCTGGAAATAAAACAGTAATATTACTTGTTTGCTCTGCGAGATGTTGTTTGAATTCTTGTAGTATTGATTTCATTCGAATGCCCATTTTATATAAATATTAACTTATATAGATCATATGATATTTATGCAACCTGGCTGCCAGGGGCTGTAGCGATAGCTGCATTTCCTTTTATTAAACCAGATCGAGATGATAGAATTGTAATATTTCTATATGAAACATTACCAGTAGCTGTTCCAGAACCGCCAAAAGCATAAGGATATCGTTTAAATGTAAATTTTACATATTGGCCAGCTAAATATGATATATCAGTATAACGATAAAAACGATACATACTGCTTCCTCCAGCGCCTAGGCCACCATCCATACTACTAAAATATGTACCAAATGTTGGAGATGTTACGCCAGAAGCTGGCAATGTAGCACTACCGGTAGATAATAATGGTTGTATAGAACTAACACCAAGTCTCGTACGAGTTGATGTAATGTTAGCATTAGAACCAGAAATGTATGCTGGGGATAAATCTAATATATCGTACCAAAAGACTGCCGTTCCTGCTGTGCGACTGCCACTGACTGTATACATAGTTGTTAATGTTGTTTCGCCTGGTAAAATAAATGCATAAAACGTTGCAATTGTAGTATTTGACCCAGTTGATTCAACATTAGCCGTTGATGCAGTATAATCTAAATTAGTATCATTTTGATAAAGTATGCGACCAATATTTATAGAATCAATAACTTTTTGAGTTGTATCTAATACAGTATAATCTTCTCCGCTGATTGTAGTTGTAATCTTTAATGCAGACCCAGTAATAATACCATTATATATATTTAATGTATTGCCTGATTTTATTTCTAAATTTCCATCTGAGCCTGATATAAATGTAGTTGCATTACCTACAAAGAACTTTTGGGTTCGTATATCTAATTCAGAATCTGTAGTTGAGAATCTAAAATAGTTGTCCGTAGTTGCATATAATTCTAAGCCAACGCCACTATATGGTACGCCGCCTTTAGTTCCAGAACTGCCAGATAGTGCACTACCGCTCCATAATAAAAATCCAGGATCGTCGTATGCAAATCCAGAATATCCTAAGCTTCGTACAAACCCAGTATCTTTAAGTCCTGATATTGCAATACCCGTTTCTAATGTGTCAGCTACATACAATGAACCTGTTATCATTGAATATTCGCCGTCTATATAACGGTTACCGCCCTGCCAATCTACATTATTGATATATGTTGATTGTCGACTCTTAACACCATCTACATTGAAATAATCTATGCGGAAACGATATTGATTTGAAGATTTATGTTTTGTAGGAATCTCCGTACGTATTTTTGAGTATGCAGGAGTATACCCAGCATCATTATCAGTAGTTGTTCTGATATCTGAAAATGTCCATTCCCCAGATTCTATAACAAATATTAGTGATGCAGTTCCGGTTGCGGGTGCTTCAAATTCAAATACTGTGTCATCAAATCTTTGTGAATTACTTGTTACTTCTAATTCACCTACTCGAACACCTAATTTAGTTGTTAATTCTTGATTAAGAATATCAGTATCATCAAACGGAAATGCAGAGCCGGATAAAAATACGCTTAGTTTTGGGTTATTATTACCACTAACAACACTTCTTGTACCAATTGCATCTATTGTAATTTTATATGAAGATTCTGAAACATATGTTGCTGCATACGCTGTTTTTGTTTGAAATGTATATACTTGGTTATATGCAGTAATGTCCCCAGAACTACCTGTAATTACTTGCACTGCATTTGCCATACTTGAAGAAGTCCACGTCAATGTAGGTGCAGACAGTTCTACAAAACCAGAATAGTAGTTTGACTCCCAATATGTATCAATAACAGATTGTGATGTAAATGCCCCTATTCGAAAATTTGGAAATACATTTGCTTCGTCAATAAACAATTCTGTTTCTTCTAACTCAATGTCATTGATTTGTTCCCACGTACCTATACTACCATTACCATTCAAAAATATTTTAATTCTGCTAACATCTCCAGTTGCTGGTTGCAAGCCGTACAATGATATATTTGCAAATGATTCAGAATTTTGAGTTGGTGTATATACTGGGTCTGCTTCATATGTTATAGAAAATGAAGAATAATCAAACTGTGTATATGTATGTGTAAATATAGATTGTGATGATGCAACCGTAAAGTTGTCGTCTAACAACATCAATGTATCAGATAATACTTTTCTTACGGTTGTTTCATATGTCGTAGTACCAGGCGTATATTGTGGTGTAGGGGTAGGATTTACAGGAGATGAAACTGTTATAGTACCACCTTCCATTTCTTGTGTAAATAACCCGCCTGCGATTTCAAATGCTGGTGTATTATTATATGAAAAATATCTTACTGTGCCTGTAGTATAAGTAGGAAACTGCTGATTATTAGGATATGTTCTATCCAATTGTACTCCTACTTGTTCTGTTAATGATGCAGAAGGCAATGTTTCAAATATGATTTCAGAATCATTAGATATTGTAGGATTAACTTCAACTGTTCTAGACCATCCAACGTTAGATCTACCTTCCCATTCTTGCGGTACCGGCTGTCCGTTGATTTCATTTAATTCGCCTAATAATGTAATAGTAGCAGTACCAGGAGATGTTTCGTCGTATACATATATTGCAATAATTCTAGATTTATCTTCATCTATATAATTTACAACTTCATAATATATAGGATCTCCGTTAAAATCTAAAATTTCAATGTTTAGATAAGAACCAATACGTAAATTGGTAGGATGTCCTTTAAGTTTAATTAAATTCTTTCCTGCAGTTAATCGTGATGGAAATTCTGTAATTTGAAATACATCAGGCGATGTGAGTGATGTGTCAGTAAAAAACACATCGAATGTGTCTAAGCCTTTATATGTAGTTTCTTTTCTTTTCATACACGAAATACTTTATTATAAATATTACGTGTTCTGAATCTGGCTGAATCCGTTTTGTTTGTTAACTTCAAGTAATTTATCAACCATATCACGCATAGAATCAACGTGTGAAATAATAATTGAAAAGTCAAACTTGTTTCTAAAATATTCAAATAGGTTGATTACTGCAGCAATATGTTCTGAGTCTAAACTTCCCCAGCCCTCATCGATTGCGATAAAATTAGGACGTGGTAATGCTGATACATTTATTAATGCAACACGAATTGCTAAACTAGAAATAAACCGTTCCATACCAGATGTTAATTCTAATGGCCAAAAATTATCCTCATCATAAATAATATATCCGTTTATATTCTTGCCATCTGTATTCAGAACCATATTGAAATCAACTATTTGATTAAGTACATTGTTGATTTCAGCTTCAATTTTTGGAAGAGCTTTTGCAATAATATCATATGGTACACCATTTCTTTTTATTGTTTCTAAATAGTATTCATATGCCTTATATTCTGTTTCTAACTTTTTATAAGAATCTAAACTTTCAAGTGCATGTTTCTTTTTTGTTTTTGCAACTTCAATCTCACCATGTAAATTTTTGATTCGTGTTGTAATCTTTGCTATTGCATGTTTATTATGTTCTAATGCATCTTTAATTAATTCAATCCGTTCTTCAATTTTTTGATTGGTTTCAATTGCAGATTGATTAATCGTATATTGTTCTTGTCGCTCTAAACAAGTTTCTAATTCAGATTCTTTTGTCTGTAATTCATTTTCTAAAATTTCTAAACGAAGTTCATCACGTTCAATATCATCTCGTATTCCAGATCGTTCTGAAATCAATGATTCTAACTGAGTTTTTTGTATAGTGTATTTAAATAATTCCTGTTGCTCTGTTTTAAAACGTGTTAAATATTCTTCATGTCGTTTCAATGACTCACGTTCTTGATCAATACAATCCTTGGCTTGTAATGCGTTTTTAACAAATACGTTTGATGTACAATATTTGCATTCTGGATCATATTCATGTGTGTCGAGATGTTGTATTTTTTCTTGCAATCCATCAACATATGTCCTTTGTTTATTTGTTATTCTCGTTTGTGTTTCTATCTTTGAATCATATGAATTATATTTTCCAACGTGGTGTTCAATATCATCATGATCAAATTGCTTTATATCAACACGAAGTTTAAGTTGAGTATCATTTTTTTCTTCAACTTCTTGTTCTTTCGTTTCAATTTCTTGCTGCAGATTTTTTATCTTATCAGTTAATACAATTTCTTCCTGTTTAAGTTGTTTTATTGACGGACCTGTATATGTTGTTGGCTGTTTACTTTCAACTTGACGCAATAAATCATCTTGAAGTTCGTCTTTTTGTGTTTGTGCATCTTGTTCTTGTTGTTCGCATTTAGATATTGCATCAATATTTTGCGAAATAATATCTTCTGCATCAGAAATAATTTGAGCAAAGTCGGTTTTCTTGTACTCTTTTAATTTACCAGCTGTTTCTTTTATATCTTCTGCAGCAAGTTGGTAAAGTTGCTCAAAAACTGTAATATCTAAAAATTGTGATAATAAATCTTTGCGTTCTCTTTGTGATTTATTGATAAAGTTACTTTGATCGTTTTGCAATGAAAATGCCGTTAAAATAAAATCATCATAAGTTCCTAGATATTTTCTAATGTTTTTATTTGTATCACTACGTTCTTCACCATTAAGATTTTGATTATCAGAATAAAATTCAACATTAACTTTTACGTGTCCTGATTTTTGTTGTATACCTGTTCTTTCAATCGTATACGTTACGTTGTTCATTTCAAAAACAAAACGACCAAAGAATTGTGTAGATTTATTATTAAGTACTTCTTTAGCTTTTCCGGTTTTACTACATTTATCAAAAATAGTATACGTCATTGCATCTAACAATGATGATTTGCCAGATGTATTTGGTGCAAATAATCCTACAACATCTTGAAGTTTTGTGAAATCAACATGATTATTTTCGCCATATGAAAACATGTTTGAAAATTCAAATGAAACTGGATGCCATGTTATGTTACGAACTGATTCTAATACTGGTAATTTTGAATTTGTTGATCTATTAATATGACGAATAGCATCAATTTCTGAATCAGTTGCTTGCGGATAATTAAGTTCAATATGCTCTGTAATAAGTGTATTTTGATATTCAACATCACGAACATTGCCTATTGTAATATTTGCTGCAGCTGTGTTTGTAGATGTATCTGTTATGCGTTGAATGGAAATGTCTTCAACAGTATATTTTTTACGTAACGCTGCAAGAAATTTTTTCATGTCAGCTGCTGACGTGTCTTTAAACTTTACCCTAATCCTAGGCCGGACCGGCACATATGATGGTGCTTTAACAATCGATGTTCCATCTAACTCAAATGTTATGTAACCATAATCATTTGGTATATCTATAAATTGAGAACTTCTGTCAGGGAGATCCCAAACAAGTATTCCATGGCCTAATGCTTCCCCATGATTTTGTTGTATCAATGATCCAGGATATACCGTTAATGGCTTTTTTACACCATTTTCAACATGATATTCTTGAAGTATTTGATTT